GGTGGTGGTGGCGGCGCTAGTGCAGTTGGTAGTAATTCTTATGGAACAAATAGTAGAGAAGGTGGTTATGGCGGTGCTGGTACTGCTTCTTCAATTACTGGCTCATCAGTAACTAGGGCTGGTGGAGGCGCAGGAAGTTCTCATAATCAAGGAACTGCTGGAGTTCCTCAAGGCGGTGCTGGCGGTGGCGGTAATGGTCGTTATGGGGCAACAGTTGCAACGGCAGGGACAGTTAACACAGGTGGTGGCGGTGGTGGTGGCGGTGAAAATAGAGCCTCTGGTGCTGGCGGTTCTGGTGTTGTCATTCTTTCTGTACCAACAATAAGTTACTCAGGCACTACAACAGGTTCACCAACAGTCACCACTTCAGGCTCAAATACAATTTTGACATTCACTGGCTCTGGGAGTTACACGGCATGAGTTTAATTCTTTCAGGCACAGACGGCTTGTCCGACATTGACGGTTCTGCCGCAACCCCTGCTGTCAGGGGAACAGACGCAAACACAGGTATATTTTTCCCTGCCGCTGACACCATTGCTTTTGCTGAAGGCGGTGCGGAGGTTATGCGTATCGATTCCGCCGGTAATGTGGGGATTGGTACTGCTACGCCTCAATCAGCTTTGCAGGTATCGGGGTCAATAATTAGTGCCCCAACAGGCACGGGGGTTCACGTTGGGGTACAAACTAATATTGCTTGTATTCAACTTAATTCAGGGTCAGCACTTCCTTCATTGATTGATTTTTCCACAAGCGGAACAGATTATCTTGGAAGAATACTTTACGACAACTCAGGAAACTCTATGCAGTTTTCTACCAACAGCGCAGAACGTATGCGTATTGACTCCAGCGGTAACTTGCAATTCAACTCAGGCTATGGTTCTGTTGCTACTGCTTACGGCTGTCGTGCTTGGGTGAACTTTAACGGCACAGGCACTGTAGCGATTAGAGCAAGTGGGAATGTGACCAGCATTACAGACAATGGAACAGGAAATTACACAGTAAATTTTACGACGGCAATGCCTGATACTAATTATTGCCCTGTAGCAATGTGTTCAGGTGATGCTGACCTTCCTGTCATAGGTTTTTCAAGGACTGTATATGCAATTAGTTCTACAAGTTCATGCCCCGCTAACAACGTTAGAACTACCGATAATTCTCGACAAGACCAAGCAACAATGTGTGTTGCATTTTTCCGCTAAAACAAAGGACGCCCAATGAACTCACGCATCATTTACCCTAACGACGGCGGCGGTGTGTCCATCATCGTGCCTGCTATTGAGTGCGGCTTAACCATTGAGGAAATTGCCGTCAAGGATGTTCCTGCTGGCAAGCCTTACAAGATCGTGGATGTTGCTGACATTCCATCAGACCGCACGTTTCGAGACGCATGGGAGTACACATGATTACCATCAACATCGACAAGGCCAAAGCAGTCGCCCACAATCTGCGCCGTGCAGCGCGATCAGTAGAGTTCCAGCCTTACGACGATGCAATTGCCAAACAAATTCCCGGTCAGGCTGATGGCGCAGAAGCGGCAAGAGCAGCAATCAGAACCAAGTACGCAGAGATGCAGACAGCCATTGATGCGGCGACAACTACCGACCAAATCAAGGCTGTGTTGGAGAACACATAATGGCAGTCACAATCAATGCTGACAATGGTGCAGTCTCAGGTAGTGCAGGGTTAAAAAGTTCTGCCGATTCCACAGGAGTGCTGGCGCTCCAAACAAATGGAACAACAGCAGTCACAATAGGAACAGATCAAAACACTGTTTTTAACTCTACCGGCGCAGTTACTTTATCGTCAGGTACAACTGCACAAAGACCCGCTAGTCCGACTGCAGGAATGTTGCGCTACAACACAACTAAGGCTAAATATGAGATTTATTCAGGTTCTGCATGGCTTGATATAAATACAACAAATACTGAGCCTTATGACGTTGATTATCTTGTGGTTGCAGGCGGTGGTGGCGGCGGCGGGTCGAGTGGTGCTGGTTCAGGCGGTGGTGGTGCTGGAGGATACCGAACATCAGCGGGGACATCTGGTGGCGGTGGTTCAGCAGAAGGAAAGTTATCTTTAAGTCCAACTCAGTCATATACAGTTACTGTGGGTGCTGGTGGAGCTGGTGGCGCAAATAATGCATCTGCTGGTAGCGATGGAATAAACTCAGTTTTCTCCACAATAACTTCAGTGGGCGGCGGCGGCGGTGGTGGACAAAATACTGGCGTTCAAAATGGTCGAAATGGCGGTTCTGGTGGTGGAGTAGGAAACGGCTCTACTTCAAATACTGCAGGAACTGGTACGGCTAACCAAGGATACGCAGGAGGAGTTTCTAATAATTCTGGTTCAAATGGTAATGCTGGTGCTGGTGGAGGTGGCGCTGGAGCAGTAGGAGCAAACTTCACTACAAATAATGGTGGTAATGGTGGTGCTGGCGTGGCAAGCACTATCACAGGCTCATCAGTCACTTATGCTGGCGGTGGCGGTGGCGGTGGTGCAAGTACAGCGGGAAGTGCGTCAGGCGGTGGTGGTGCTGGTGGCATTGGAGGCAGTACGCCTAGTAGCGGTACTGCTAACACAGGCGGTGGCGGTGGTTCACGCTCTAGTGGTGCTGGTGCAACTGGCGGTTCTGGTGTTGTCATTCTTTCAATACCTACTGCAAGGTATTCTGGAACTACAACAGGCTCACCAACAGTCACTACATCAGGTTCAAATACAATTTTGACATTCACTGGCAGTGGCACATACACAGCATAAGGAGAAACAAATGGCACATTTTGCAAAAATTGGTTTAAACAACATAGTCACAGATGTTTTGGTTGTTGCCAACCGTGAAACAATGGACTCCAATGGTGTTGAGCATGAATCCATAGGCGTTGAGTTTTTGAAAACTCTGACAGGCCATGAGACATGGGTTCAGACAAGCTACAACGGCAACATTCGCAAGAACTACGCTGGCATTGGGTACACCTACGACAGTCAGCGCAATGCGTTTATTCCACCCCAACCATACCCAAGCTGGACATTGGTAGAGGAAACTTGTCAATGGACTGCCCCTATTGCTATGCCTACTGATGGCAAGATGTATCAATGGGATGAAGCCACAACAAATTGGATTGAACAAACCCCATGACCCCAGAACTACAAAAGTATTATGAAGACCGATTTTCCATGATGGGAAATGAGGGTTGGAAGGATTTGTGCATAGATATTGACAATATGATAGAGTCACTCAATAATCTAAGCGTTATTCCTGATGAAAAGACCTTGATGTTTAAAAAAGGTGAACTTTCCATCTTGACTTGGCTGAAAACTTTGAAAGAAGTCAGCGAACGAGCCTACGAGGAATTGAATGAAAAGAATGTTTGATTTTGCCTGTGAAAATGGGCATAAAACTGAAAGACTTGTTGATTATGAGACAACGAGTTTTCGATGTGAGTGCGGAGAAACAGCCAACCGTACTCTATCTGCTCCAAACTTCAAGTTAGAAGGGTGGTCTGGTTCTTTTCCATCAGAGCATGGAAGGTTCGAGAAAAAACACCTAGATCAACTGAAGTGGGAGCAAAAGCACAACTCATAAGCAGAAATGCCGAGTTGAATGTCCTAGAACCGATAACGGCAGGAAAAGGAAGAATATGTTGATTGACAATGAAGATGAGTCGCTAAGTGAGTTAGATGCAGTTGAGCAAAAGAAGCAACTACCTGAAGTAGCACCCTTATCCGAGATGCCTGAGAAATACAGGCAGAAATCTTTGGAAGAAGTGGTCAAAATGCACCAAGAAGCTGAGAAGCTGATTGGAAAGCAAGCGCAGGAAGTTGGGGAAGTGCGAAAGCTGGCAGATGAACTTATAAAGCAAAACCTCTCCTCTAAACAACAACCTATTGAGGAAGAGCCAGAAGTAGATTTTTTCGAGAATCCACAGGCGGCGGTTCGTAAGACTGTTGATAACCATCCCGATGTACTTGCGGCTAGACAAGCTGGTCAAGAGTTCAAAAAGATGCAGATTCAGCAAAAGCTGGCGCAAGAGCACCCTGATTTCGGTCAGATTGCTCAAGATGCAGACTTTGTGAATTGGGTGAAATCTTCACCTATTCGCCTTGGTTTGTATGCAAAAGCTGATGGTGAGTTTGACTATGACAGCGCAAACGAATTGTTAAGCACCTATAAGCAATTGCGAGGAATTAAGGCAAAACAGACTACAGATGCAGGGGAAACTCAGCGCAAGTCAAACCTTAAAGCCGCAAGTGTCGATGTAGGTGGAAGTGGAGAATCTGGAAAAAGAGTCTATCGCAGGGCTGATCTAATTCGGCTGAAGATGACTGACCCAGATCGTTATGAGGCGTTAAGCGGAGAAATCATGCAAGCGTATCAAGACGGCAGGGTTAGATAATTTAACTTATCGTTTTTTGGAGATTTAACATGGCAACATCATTTTCCCCCACAAACTCAGTTACGGTAACAACCGCTGAAAAATTCATCCCAGAAATTTGGTCAGATGAAATCGTTGCGGCTTACAAGAAAAACCTCGTTTTAGCTAACTTGGTTATGAAGATGAACTTTAAAGGTAAGAAGGGTGATGTAGTTCACATCCCTGCACCTACCCGTGGTTCTGCTTCTGCTAAAGCCGCTGAAACAGCAGTCACTTTGATTGCCGCTACAGAGTCTGAAGTTCAAGTTTCTATCAATAAGCATTACGAATACAGCCGTTTGATTGAGGATATTGTCGAAGCCCAAGCCTTGAACAGCTTGCGTAACTTCTATACCTCTGACGCTGGTTATGCCTTGGCTAAACAAGTCGATACTGACTTGGTTCAGTTGGGTCGTTCAACCAATGGCGGTGCTGGTACAAATGCTTATGCAACTGGTGCATTTATTGGTGGTGATGGTACATCTGCTTATGTTGCCGCAAGCAACAATGAGTCAGCATTGACCGATGCCGCAATTCGCCGCACTATTCAGCGTCTTGACGACACTGATACCCCAATGGATCAGCGTTTCTTCTTGATTCCTCCCTCAAGCCGCAACACATTGATGGGTTTGGCTCGTTACACTGAACAAGCCTTTGTTGGTGGTACAAACAGTACCATTCGCACAGGTGAGATTGGTAACTTGTACGGTATCCCTGTGTTTGTATCGTCTAACTGCGATACAGCATCAGGCACTAACAATGCACGAGTTTGCTTGATGGGTCATAAAGACTCACTGGTTTTGGTTGAACAAGTGGCTATTCGCTCACAAGTTCAGTACCAACAGCCGTACCTTGCAACTTTGTACACAGCAGACACGCTGTATGGAGTGCAAATTCTGCGTTCAGCGGCAAGCACTGGTGCGGCTAAGTCTGCATCAATGTTTGCTTTGATCGTTCCAGCCTAATTGCAGTTGTCCCTCCTATCTCTAGAAATAGGGGTAGGGGGACTTTTTTAACCTAATTAGGAGAAATCAAAATGGCAACAGCAAGTGCAGTTGTAACACGCAGAGGCAATGACAGTTTTCGGGGTTTGTTCTCCGATACTTGGTCAGTTGTTTGTACCTTAAACGCTGGCTCATTAGTCGATGGTGCTGGTGAAACAGATGATGTAACAGTGGCTGGTGTCGCTTTGGGTGACATGGTTCTTTGTGCATCTTTGGCTGTAGATTTGGTTGGTTTAACAGTTACTGGCTATGTCAGTGCCGCAAACACAGTCAAATTCCGCATTCAAAACGAGTCAGGTTCTACAGCAGACTTGGCATCAGCCACTATGGATATAGTTATTGTCCGTATGGTGTAAAGATAGGGGGGCTAGTCCCCCCTTTTTCATTTAAGGGTTTTATGGCTACTTTTCGTTGTCTTCAATCAGGTAACACTGTGACTTTTACATATCAACATGATATTGATTCTATGAAGGGTCATCAGGGTTATGTGAGAGTTGACGAACCAGAAGTAACCATAGAATCAGTTGATTCAGAGCGTACAGATACCGCTTTTGCGCCTGTAATTCCAACAATCAAGCGTATGGGTAGACCTCGAAAGGTTGCAAATGTCTGAATTTGACGCAAGAGATTTCGGTAAGCTAGAGGCTCAAGTTGAGGCACTCCAAAAAGAGATGCACACACTGAGCGCAGATGTCAAATCATTACTTGAACTTGCCAACAAAGGCAAAGGTGGATTTTGGGTAGGTATGACTATCGCTTCATTCATGGGCGGTGTGATTACCTTTGTTGCTGATCGACTCTGGAAATAAGGAGAATACTATGCCTTCAGTTGGAAAAAAGAAGTTTCCCTACACCGAAAAAGGGGAAAAAGAAGCAAAAGAATACGGCAAGAAAAAGGGTATTCCTGTAACTGTCATGGTTGCTATTGGCAAGCCAAAGGGTATGCCTATGCGTGGTGGTAGGACTGCTACTAACATGATGAAGAAGTCTTCACGAGGTAAATAATGTCATCCTTAACTACTCCTGTTACTCTATTGAGTGCTGTTGTCGCAACAGGTGCATCTCGATCTGTTCAAGCAGATGCTGGTCAACCCGCATTCTTGCAAGTTAGTGGTATTACTACTGCAACTGTTGCATTCCAAGGTAGCTTGGATGGAACAACCTTTGCCACAATTGGTACTGCTTTGACTGCTGATGGAATTGTTACCATTGCCAATGCTCCTAAGTATTTGAGAGCAAATTGCACTGCTTACACCACTGGAACTATCACAGCCAAAATCATGTACTAAGGAGAAACCCTATGAAAATGACTAAATCACAGAAGAAGATTAAGAAAGTCATGGGGGAGTTCAAAGAGGGAACTCTGCACTCTGGTAAGGGTGGCAAGGTTGTAAAGAACCCAAAACAGGCGGTTGCCATTGCTTTATCTGAAGCTGGTATGTCTAAACCAAAGAAGAAGATGAAATGAAAACTGGCTTGTACTCAAATATTAATGCAAAACAGGCTCGTATCAAGGCGGGTTCTGGTGAGAAAATGAACAAGGTGGGGTCTAAAGCCGCACCTACTGCTGCTGACTTCAAACAAGCGGCAAAGACTGCAAAGAAGCCTAAAAAGGTGAAGTGATGAAAATTAAAGAGTGCTTAGATAAAGAAACGGTTAAAAACCTAGTTCTTTCACATGGCACTTGGAAATATCTTTTTTATCGCTGTTATGCAAAAAAATCACCTGATTACAAAAATTATGGTGGTCGTGGGATAGATGTTTGTCACCAGTGGCATGGTGAATCTGGTTTCTATAAGTTCATCAACGATGTTGGATTAAGACCATCTAAAGAATATTCTCTAGACAGAATTGATGTTAATAAAGGATATTACCCAGAGAATGTTAAATGGGCTACCAACATAGAACAAGCGAACAATAGGCGCAATACAAAAAGATACCTATTAAATGGAGAAAACTTAACAATTTCTGAAATATCAAGAAAGTTAAATATTCCATATAAAAGACTTTGGAAAGCAAATAAACTTTATGGAAGTCCACTTGAGCATAAAAAACTTGACCCTAATAATGGTAAATATTTTTATGATGGCTCATACAGATCAATGAGTGAGATTGCAAAAATGGTCAATCTTAAGCCAAGCACTTTAATGAGGCGAATTAGAACGGGATTAGATTTTGACTTTGCTATTGCGACTCCACTAAGTTCTGGTGTAAACTTGAAGGAGAGATCGAAATGGTCTTAAAAAAATACCAAAATCCAAAAGGCGGTCTTAATAAAGCTGGTCGGGAGTTCTATAAAAAAACCGAAGGGCTAAACTTAAAATCTCCGTTAAAATCAGGTGATTCTGGTAGAAGAGCAAGTTTCTTGGCTCGTATGGCTGGTAACAGCGGTGCAGAGTACAAGGATGGTGAACCAACAAGACTGCTTCTTTCGCTCAGAGCATGGGGTGCAACCTCCAAGGCTGACGCAAAGGCAAAAGCTCAAGCTATATCCGCAAGGAACAAGGCAAAAGCAAAATGAGAGCATTATCAGTTGGTGTTAGTCCTACAGCGGCAGTAGACACTACAGTCTATACCTGTCCTACTGGCTATTACTCTAAATTTACTGTAATGT